ACAAGCAGGGATGGAAGTACGCTGTATCAAAGACAGTATCTCGGGCTACGTAGTGGGCGGGTGGTACGGGTTGTATCTTAAAGACGATGGCCGCGTAGTTATCAAACTATCCGCTGATGTAACTGGGTATTGGCCTGTGACGGCGAGCAACGCCCCCGAGTATTTCGACCTCGACAACCCAAGATGGCCTGAAGCTGCTACGCCAAAACTTGAAGCAGGAATGGAGGTCCGCTGTATCAAAAGCGCAGGGCACTACGACGCTTATTTCCAAAAAGATGCTTTTTACCCTGTGTATCAGCAGCACGACGAGGCTCTGGCTATACAGCACGAGTCCGGGCAACCTTGGGTTTTAGACGGTGACACTGGTGATGCTGAGCACTTCGATCTCGACAACCCAAGATGGCCAACAGCCGCAGCACCTAAGACCGAGTTCAACAACGTAACCAAGCCCGCGCACTACGCCGATACCAAGATAGAGGTTATCGACTACATCGAGGATAAGGGGTTCGGCTACCACCTCGGTAATGCTGTTAAGTATATCAGTAGGGCGGGTAAGAAAGACCCGGCCAAGACCATCGAAGACCTGGAAAAAGCGATATGGTATATCGAACGTAAAATTGCAAAACTTAAAAACGCTAAATAAATGGACAAGCACACTCAGAAATTCCTAACAAACATAGCACTGCTCGCTGCTATTGTCACATTAGCCCTTACGGGGCATTACAACGGCGCCGGAGCACTTGTATTTATTCTCTTAATAAGCCTATAATTATGGAAAGTCACTCAGCCAACATACCTGCTTCACACGTTGAAGCCAAAACCGAAACAAAGACAATTACCGAGTGGTTCGCACTTTTAGCGGAGCCGTACAGGACTCAGGCGCTGAAAAACCTCGATCCCCTGTGCGCAAACACAACCAAGCGTAATTTACAAGATGCGTTATTAGGTTCATGTGATTGGGAAGGTACCACTGAAGGTTTTGACTACTGGTACAGCGTACATATAAAAATATGCAACCCCATTATGCACTTACCAAAAAACGTACCATTCGAGAACTCTGACGTACACACAATGGACTAATCAAATTAAATATTCACGACTATGCAACTAGCTATCCCATTCTTAATTATATTGTTGGCCGCTTTGGTTATACTGGCGCTCATATTCGAGGTTGACAAGTGCCCCGTGTGCCACGATGAACCCCATGCTGCACCCTGTAAAAACTGCGACAACCGATGAACCTTGACATAGAAACCATAACCTCTCTGAAGCCCGATATCACGATAAAAGAGCTGAAGCAGATACGCAGGCTCACCGATGCGGTCGGTAAGAAAGAGGTGTACGAGGGCGCGATAAACAAATTGTTTGATAAGAAAAAGAGCTTAATCCCATGATAAAATACGACGGTAAAATAAGCATAGCTGTAGGCCGCAACCGCAAGGAGACAAGCTGGAAGAACAAGACCCTGCCGTGGGCTGACTTCGTGGGTAAGCTATCCACGACCCACAGGACCGCCGAGACACACGCCGAGTACCTGGCGTTCAAGAAGCCCCTGCAGGACGAGCGCAAGGACGTTGGTGGGTTCGTAGGCGGGTATCTGACAGGTGGGCGGCGTAAGGCTAACAGCGTGGCGCACCGTCAGCTCATAACGCTCGATATCGACTTCGCCAAGGAAGGGTTCTGGGCGGACTTCACCGACCTGTACGACAGCGCAGCGGTGATGTACTCAACGCATAAGCACTGCCCGACGAACCAGAGACTTCGGCTTGTGATACCGCTGAACCGCGAGGTGCTATGCGACGAATACGTAGCCATCGCCCGCAAGATAGCCGGTAACATGGGTATCGACCTCTTCGACCACACCACTTTCGAGCCGTCACGCCTTATGTACTGGCCAAGCACGGCCAAAGACGGGGAGTACCTGTTCGAGATGCAGGACGGTCCGTGGCTGGACGCTGACGAGATCCTGCGTAGCTACCGTGACTGGAGCGATAGCAGCGAGTGGCCTGTGAGCGACAAGCAGCACAGCGTAGTGCACTCGGCTATCAAGAAGCAAGGCGACCCGACTGCGAAGCCGGGAGTCGTGGGGGCGTTCTGCCGTACCTACTCCATCGAAGAGGCGATAGATATGTTCCTCGGTGACGTGTACGAGCGCTGCGACACACCGGGGCGGTACACCTTCCTAGAAGGTAGCACTGCCGGCGGGCTGGTGGTGTACGAGGATATGTACACCTTCAGTCACCACGGGACAGACCCGAGCAGTGGCAAGCTGTGCAACGCCTTCGACTTAGTGCGGCTGCACATGTTCGGCTTGCGTGACAGCGATGCTAAGGAAGGAACACCGGGAAATAAGATGCCAAGCTACTCGGCTATGCTGGATTTCTGTAGCAAGGACGCCAAGGTGCGTACCATGCTGGTGAACGAGCGCATGAGCGAGGCTGCTGACGCCTTCGCCGGTGTAGAGGACGCAGCCGAGATCGAGGACGCTGAGTATGCCCCCGCGAGTGACGAGTGGAAGGCTCAGCTGGACGTGGACCGCAAGGGCAACATATACAACACGCTTGACAACATGTTGCTGATACTGGAGCACGACCCCGCGCTGAAAGGTCGCATACTGTTCGATGAATTCGCTCAGGAGGCCGTGTTCAAGAAATCACCGCTGTGGCGCAGGGTACAGCACCATACCCGCTACCTCACCGACACAGACGAGCACCATATCGAGCACCACATGGAGAAGGTGTACGGTATCAACACAACGCGCCTCGCCAAGTCGCTGAGCGTGTACTGCGGCAAGCACGGGTTCCATCCAGTCAAGGCTTACCTGGAGACGGTGCGCTGGGATAACGTAAAGCGTCTGGACAAGCTGCTCGTGGAGTACATGGGCGCCGCAGACACCCCGTACACCCATGCCGTAACCCGCAAGACCCTGACAGCCGCCGTAGCGCGGATCTACGAGCCGGGGATCAAGTTTGACTACATGCTCACCCTCGTAGGCAAGCAGGGGCTGAAGAAGTCAACGCTGCTGCGCAAGCTCGGTAAAGACTGGTTCAGCGATAGCCTTAACCTGAATATGCTCTCCAAAGGCAAGGACGGGTTCGAGCAGTTGCGCGGAACGTGGCTGCTGGAGATACAGGAGCTTGCAGGTATGCACAAGACCGATGTTAACCTTATAAAGAGCTTCATTACATCGCAGGAAGACCGCTACCGTGTGGCCTATACCCGCCACGCTCAGACGTTCCCGAGGCAGTGCGTACTGTTCGGCTCTGTCAACGATTTCACGTTCCTGCGGGACACCACGGGTAACCGTAGGTTCTGGCCGATAGACGTGTGGGCGCAGCCGGCCACGAAGGACGTGGAGAACCTGCTACCTTACGAGGTGGAGCTGATATGGGCCGAGGCCGTGGCTCTGTACAAAGCAGGAGAAAAACTGTACCTCGACAAAGAGCTGGAAGCCGCAGCCAACGAGGTGCAAGGTGAACACGCCGAGATGGACGAGCGCACGCAGCTGGTGGCTAACTACCTCGAAATGCTGGTCCCCGAGACGTGGGGCGAGACTGATATGTGGGGCCGCAGAGCGTTCCTGGCAAACCCCGTGGACGGCACGCAGCCTATCAACGCCGTATGCGTGGCGCAGCTGTGGGAAGAGGTGTTTAAGAAGAGCACCGCTGAAATGACCACCGTTAACACGAAATTCATTCACCTCGCTATGCAGGCCATGCCGGGTTGGGCGCTGTCTCGTGTTCCGCAGGACATCTCGGGCTACGGGAAGCAGCGGGTGTATTACCGCCAGGTGGCTAAGGTAGCGGAGCCAGTGATTACTAAAGTATTTGAAGATTTTATTTAAAAACACACGAATGAAACAAAGGTTAGTAATAAGTTTTTCAGGGGGCAGAACTTCAGCGTTTATGTGCTGGTGGCTGATTAATTGTTGGGAAGACCGCAAGAATTACGACATAGTTATTGTGTTCGCTAATACGGGTAAGGAGAGCGAAGAAACATTGTTTTTTGTAGACGAGTGTGCGCAAGAGTGGTTCATTGAAATCATTTGGG